ATCCGGCCCTCAGGGACCGTCGATACCCGATATGCCTTGGGAGCCCGGGCCGGATTAAGGAGGAGACCCCCCCTAAACAGGCCCAGGCCCCCCCCTGTCTGGCTATTAACCGTAGCCAGAAGAGTAGGGGACTCCACATACTTCCGAACCAGGCCCCCAAGCTTGTTCCCTACTCGGGCCCTCCGTTTCGCCGGGGAGACGCCGAAGGAATCCCGCGATAGAGGGTTATACATAACCCTAATCGCGGTCTTCCAGTCTTCCCGGGTTCACGGAAGGCTGTCGAGGGAGGCCGACAGGTCTACCACTACCCTATCAATCTGGACCGAAAGGGCCAGAAGGGGCACGTGGCGTTCCAGATCGGCCCACCACAGGGAGCGGGCCGGGTTGTAGAGAACCTGGTCCACCACGCGGTCATAAATGTCCGCGAAGGACCCAGACCCCACAACCAGAGAATCTTGGAGGAGCTCCACCATGGCGGTCCGGAGGAGATAATTCCCCCAGACCCCCGGGTCACCCGAGTCGAGCCCACCGTCCGGAAGGACGGCGGCCCCTGGGCGAGAACAGATGACGGCGATAAACTCGCCGGCTGTAATCTCACCCCTCAGGTACCTGGTGGCCTCTTGGCAATAGAAGGCCTGGATCCCCCCCTCGGAAGACTTCCGGAGGGAGGATCCAGTCTCCTCCAGGAGACTCTTTACGGCACCAGGGATCCCGCTAGCTGGGACAAGCCCCTTCGTAGCGGCCCCAAGGAGGGCGGATACCATTTCTGGTACCGTCCGTACCTCAGAGATCGTCATCGGAAGGGGGCTGACTTCGATACCCTGGAAAAGGTATCGCTTCGCGAACTCGGAAATCTCCGAAGAGACATAAGTCTTGGTCGGGGAGACCTCGACTCCGAGGGAGCGAACCAGCTTAACGTACCGTGCCCCAACCCGGGGGTCCCCAATCAGAATGTCGTCCCCAAGGACAACATACTGAAGGGTCGACCAGGGTAGACCGAGCTCCCGCGCCACCCTGTAAAGGACAAAGTGGTGGGTAAGAGCGAAGGACGCTCAGGAAGAATAGGCCCCCATAGGGTTTCCTACGGCATAAGAAACCTCTCCCTTATCAGAGGAGAAGGGGTAGCCCACCATCACGTCCTCCCATGCGGAAACTCAGTCCGAGGGGAAACGGCCCTTGAGGAGGAGGGAGATAAGGCGAATAGGGAACCGGTCGGTGGCCTTCGAGAGATCCACCGAATACCGAACCCCCACTGGCCAACCCTCCATCTTCCCCAGGAAGGACCCTTGGTCGAAAGTGACATCTTGCGGAATAGCCTCGAGGAGACGGAACAGGTAACTGTGGAAGGGCCGGAGAACGGTTTGGCTGAAATAATCAACCATCGCGATCACCCGGGACTTCCCTTCAGCGTCCTGAATCGCCACCACCTTCCGGATAGTGCCCTGGCCCCCGGGTTCCTTAAAAAGGTCCCCCAGGGCCCGAGCATTACCAAGGAGGTACTCCAGGGTAAGGGAGAAATCCTCCCCCCCTAGGGTCCGAAGAGACCTGATAAGGGTCTCTGGGAGACTGAGGAGGTCCCGGTACCATCCAAAGATGGCCGGTCCCCCCCCAGGCCCCCTTTTATTCGTAAGATGAAACTCCCGCCACTTAACTTGAGCACCGACCCTCCGGGTTAGGAGCGAAAGCTCCTGCCAAAACCCGGAGACATAACCAGATCACTCCCCCTCGGACCACTGAGTGGTAGGAGGAGAAGTGATCGGGCCCGTGTCGAGGACCGGGGGAACCCGGACCCCCCGCATAAGGGTTAGGACTGTGAGGGTGAACCGCACCTGAGAGGGAGCGGCCTCATTCAGTCTGTCCACTACCGCGAGGGGCCCGAGTTCCCGCCGAAGCCGGCGTCGGGCCTGGTTTGCCCCCCTGGACCCTGGATGGGCTAGGGTAAACAGGTAGAGCTCCCTCACCTTCTTGATACGAAGGAGGGCAGAGGGAGTCCCACCCAGAACCCAAACCTTACCAAGGCGGACCAGGAAGGTCGACGCCAGAGGGAGGAGGGAATGCCCATCGGGAAAGAATTCCCGAGCGGCCCACCCCACTGTCTTACAGAGGTGAAGCCACCATTCAAGACGGCGCCTAGCGCCACGAGAAGCGGTGGAGCGGGGAGCATGAAGCTTCGCGCGAAGACCCCAATACACAGAATAAATGGTGTCCCTAAAGGATGCCATAACTGTGTGTAAGATAGCGGTAATGTGGCCCCGTTCCCCTGCCCCACATGGAGGGGGGAGGCACGACCGGGACAGCCACAAGCCCTGCCCTTATCCACCCTTACGGGATCGGGGCCCGAGACCTATGACTACCCCGGTGATGCCACATCGGGTAGGGAGTACTACCCTCTGCTCCCGTTTCCCCACCCGGCGACTCAGGCCCCCCTAGCTAAGGGGCCTGTGTTACCGGCCTGCCCTGAGACCACCCGCCGCCCTATCCAACGCTCGTAGGTTATCACCCTGCGAGTTGGCCTCCTTCGAGGGGATTCTAGCCCTTCTGGAGGTTCGAGGACGGGGAGGCGGGAAAGTCCCAAGGCTGGCTCCAGAGAGAACCCCCTAAGGGGTCTCCTCTCTCTGGACTGCCGGAGTGGGGGGAGTCACCACCACAGGCCTGCGAAAA